GCTGATAGCCACATTGATATATGTAAAACTGATTTTAAAAAATATGCAAACAAAATTGACATTCTCACAGGAGGATTCCCATGCCAACCATTCTCAATGGCAGGGAAAAGAAAAGGAACGGATGATGAACGCTATCTCTGGGGCGAAATGCTTAGAGCAATACAAGAAATTAAACCCACGTTCGTCATCGCTGAAAACGTCGCTGGTATCCTTAGTATTGATGACGGATTGGTATTCGAGCAGGTGTGCCTTGACTTGGAAGCTGAAGGGTACGAAGTACAACCGTTTGTTATTCCAGCTGCAGCCAAAAACGCTCCGCACAGAAGAGATAGAGTATGGTTCGTTGCTACCAACACCAACTGCAATGGACTCAACCAACGCAACGGCAACGATGAAAAGCACTCAAGTCAAGGAGGGGTCAATGCACAGCGTGACACTAAACAGAGCGATGTCGATGGGAATGCTACCGACACCAACAGCAGGAGAACACAAACACGGCAAGACGGAGAAGTATTGGGAGAATCGGATACAAAAGGAAAGGCAAGAGGATTTATCTATGATGGCATACAAAGGGATGCTACCAACACCAACGGCTTCAGACAAGAATTACCCAAGAAAAGACACAGATCCAAAAATTGTCAATCACTTAAGTCATCTCAACAATTATTTGAGTTACAACCACAAGGATGGCAAAAATTCCCAACTCAACCCCCGATTTGTGGGAGAGATGATGGGCTTCCCACCGAATTGGACGGAATCACCTTTCCTAAATGGAGAGCAGAAAGTATCAAAGGATATGGAAACGCCATAGTGCCACAGGTAGCACTTGAGATATTTAAGCAATTAGAAAAAATATACTTAGAATTGTAATCATGTTTATTCAGGATGTTAATCAGGAGATGATATTAGAGCGATTAAAAAAGCTCTGTTCATTAGGAGGCATTAAGCCACCACAACAAGGCAAGGAGTTCATCGAGTTTATTCAAGACGGATTTGCACGATGTGAAATCGAAACGATGGACAAAGCCTTCAGAGAGTATCTGCTTGGCAAGTACACAATCAGGCAACCACAACAACTGAACGTCAAATTTGTAAGCGACATCATGAACGCCTACATCAAAGACAACAGTCACACTTTAAAACTAAAACCACGAGAGTACATGGCAATAGAAGCACCGGTTGACAATAGCCCTAAGATGTCAGCCTTTGATATAGCCAAAAGCAATTGGGAGAATGTCAGAACAAAAAGGGCGGCAGTGTTTCCATCTTTTCTATGTAAGGCTTGGGAGGAGTTAGAGGAAAAGCCAAAGATTGATGAGAAGCGAGTGAGTGAATTGGTGGAGATGATTAATGACAATCAGAACATTTGGTTTTACAAACTAAAACGAGAGAGAGGACATAAACAGAAACGCTCACAACTTGACGAGGAGATTATTTACAAGGCAGCCTGTATGGCATACTATTTAGAACTATGAAAGATTTTTACCCAGAGTATATTGCAGCAAAGCAAAAGCTCACACGATTAGAAAAGCAACACGAGAACTACAAACGCAAAGTCCGAAATGAAATCAGAGAGTATCAAGTTACTATCCATAAGATGCGACATGATATTATGCGGTTACAAGGGCAGAACCCTGAGCGATGCCATGAACTGTACGGAAAAATACTAAACGAGTACGGTATCACAGAGGACGAACTGAAAAGCCCTATGCGAGATAGACCGATCGTAAATATCCGTCATGCTATGTTCTATTATCTCAGATATCGAAAGAATTACAGCACGATCAAGATAGGCTCAATATTTAACCGTGACCATTCAAGCGTTATAAACGGATGCAAGAAAGTAGAAAACTGGTTAGATATGCCACAGATATACAGAAACGAGTTAAACATCTTAGAGCTACTCGATGGAGCTTACAGTGAGGAAGGGTAGAGAATACGTTCACATAATCCTTGAGAATGATAAGCAAGTGATTTACTACGCTAAGAAATACATCAAACAAGGCTTTGAGGTTTACAGCATCTGCAATGACAAGACTGTGCAACTATTGTGTAAAACTTCTTAAATAGGTATTGAAATTGAAAAGAACTTTGACATATCAAAAAAGCCGACATCATAAACGAGCTGACAACAGCCGAATGGTTGAGGGAAGTTTGCGAGAAGATAGGGAAGCACCAAGCCAATGATTTATATCAAGAGGTGTTTTTAATAATCTGCGAAAAGGATGAAGAATGGATATTGGAAAAATACAACAGTGGATATTGGGAAGGGCTTGTCATTCGCATCGTGGTTAACCAGGCTTACGGTCAATACACCAGGTTCAACAAACTATTTAAACAAGAGCCAATGTTGGACAGCTCTAAACTTGAAATACCTGACCATGATGTTGATTACAGAAACGAGATACTGCACTACTGCATTGATATCGTCTTACGAGAGTACGACTGGTATCATACTAAAATATGGAAGCTCTATTCAGAGGGAGGTCGTAACATCAAACCAAAATCCGCACGATCAATCAGCAGAGCAACGGGCATAAGTAGGCACGAGATAGATAAAGTGATTAACGAGATTAAATACAAAGCAAATAAACAATTCAAAAAATATGAGCCTTACATTTGAGATATTAGGACTCGCCTCCGCAGGAGTAATTCTTGTAAGAAACTGGACATACAAGCTTAAGGTCAAGCCATTTACCTGTGAGCTATGTCTTGCGTTTTGGTTGAGTGTACTGTACTTCCACTCCTTGGAGGGAGTTCTATTCTCATTTGCGGCAGGAATGACAGCAGCGATATTAAACAGATATGTATGAACTAAAAGATTTAAACGAAGTAAAGGAAACCTTAGAAAGGCATTTGAAATATAGACGAGGCTTCGCCATCAGTCAACCACGACCAGGGGAAGTCAACGAAGCATTGACCAAAGTAATAAGGATACTAAATGAGAGTAACACTGGAACACTACGGGAACAAGATAATGATTGAAACAAAACACGATGACGTGAACATCGAGGAGCTTCAAGAGTTGCTGAGGTCGTTGTGCCTTGCGGCTGGTTATTCAGAACAAAACATTAAGGAGATGTTTGGTGAATAAACTGCACAAAACTATATGATTTTGAACCTTTAATAAAACGATATGAACAAAGAACAAATTGACTTCATCCTCAGCGAAATGCTGCCAGTATTCCAAAGATGGAAAGAAACACAAGTGCTAAAGATGACACCTGAGCAGAACGTAGAGTTCAGAGCAGTGTACTTACAAGAGATGGGTAAACCACTTCCAACGTGCGGAAATTGTGTAGTTGAGGGAATGCTCTCAATGATTATCAGAGCGGAGGCACAGAAGAAGGAGTTGAACACACTCGCTGACGATGAGCAGCCCGTTAAAAAAAAGCGAAGAAAACGTGTCGTGCGTAACGAAGATAATACAACAGGATTGGGCGAAGGATAAACCTTGGCTTGTTGTTGGTACCGGTCCATCGCTTCAGAGGTGGGATGCTTCTATGATGTTAGATTACAATGTCTGGACAATCAACGGGGCATTGGAAAAAACACGATACGCAGATATAGCCGCCTTTCATGATCCACCCATCTACAACGAACCAAACAAATACATAAACGGAAAATACAAGGCACGTTTTATCTTGACAAGAACCTGCAATAAAAAGATATACGACAACACCATCTTTGTACAGTTTAAGATTGATCCAAATATTGGGCATTACACCTTCAGAACTTTCAACTCAAGCTCATTTGCATTTGAACTACTGATGAATAGATTTGACCAAGTATATACGTTAGGCATAGATGGAGGTCGTGAACTATACCAAGGATTGACAGAACACTATATCAGAGGAGAGCAAGGAACAAACTTCAACGCTCACAATCAGCATATGCACGAGCTAAAAAATAGAACGGATTGTCAAGTAATTAGACTTTGAAGAAGCATACCAAAATATACTTGAAGGAAATGAACTACCATCCCACCGATTGGATACCTTGTGAACTATGCGGCAATACAGCAGTTGACATTCATCACATAGAGGCAAGAGGTATGGGTGGAGGAAACAAAGACACGATTGAGAACCTAATGGGATTATGCAGAAGTTGTCACATCGAATACGGTGATAAGAAGCAACACAAAGAGATGCTCAAAGTTGTCCATAAGGTAAAGATGAATGAACGTAATTACAAAGTAAGAACAAAGTAATGAAAGAGATACCAGGCAGAAACGGAGGCACACTCAAAGTTCCAGAGAAAGGGGAAACCAACAACCCTAATGGCAGACCTAAGAAGTTCACTACCTTGATGAAGGAGGAAGGCTACAAACTATCAGAGGTAAACGATAGCATTCAGGCTATCATGGCAATGGATGAACAAGAGATTAAAAAGGTTCTGAAAAACGAAGGAGCAACCATGTTAGAAAAGACAGTTGCAAAGGCTATCATCAAGAGCTATGAGAAGGGTTCACTCTATTCAATGGACACTTTGTTGAGTCGGGTATATGGTAAGCCAAAGGAAACAGTAGACGCAACTGTTGAGGCTAAGGTGGTAAACGTGACACTTAATTTAGATTAATATGGATGAAATTACATTTTTAGGAAACGCCTGGTCTGATGACTACGGCTTGAACATCACGGTGAACGTGGACAAATTTAAACAAGCACTTGCAGACGGAAAGCTTGAGATTAACAAGTACGGTGACGTGAGAATCAGAGTGCAGAAACTCAAGCATCAAAACGACAGGTCAAAGGCTACTCACTATGTGGCAGTACCAAGACCACCGAAGGAGAAAGACGATCTACCATTTTGAGAATCTTACTATTACTTGACGGCATGAACGGAGTGTCCTTCCATAGGTTGTACACTCCATACGTCAAAATTCAAATAGACTACGGCATCACAGTTGATGTGTCCGTAGATCAAAACGAATGGGCTGACCTACCCTTTGAGAAATATGATTGCGTGGTATTCAACAGATGGCTGGGAAAACTCCAATACAACATCTTACCGGTACTGGCTAAAAAGAAAATACCCTTCATCGTTGATATTGACGATTATTGGGTTCTTCCAAAGTACAACCCAGCGTACAAGTTCTATCGTGCATACATCAAGAACGGCATCAAGGACAGTTTGCACTATGCCGATGCAGTGATGGTGACCACTCCGCAACTTCGGGAAAAAGTTCGGGAATTCAATCATAATGTCCACATCGTTCCCAATGCTTTAGACTACAATCAAAGCCAATGGAAAGCAGAAACGGAGCATCCTTTCACTATCGGATGGGTAGGAGGGTTATCACACACTGAAGACTTAAAGTTGCTTACAAATAAAATAAAGCCTATCTGTGAAGAATACGGAGCGAGATTCCTAATGTGCGGCTTCCATGAGAATGTTCCTGATTGGGCAACAATGGAGAAAGCAATTACAGGAGAGCCAAGACATAAACGCCCTGAGTGGTTTGAGACAAGGGTAGGAACAAAAGCCAATGAGTTCGGCAAGTATTACTCTGAGATTGATATCTGTTTGGCACCATTGCAAAAAACACAGTTTAACCGTTACAAGTCAGAGCTGAAAATCTTAGAAGCAGCAGCCTACAAGTTGCCTATCTTTGTAAGTGCAGTTGAGCCATACACGAATCACCGAGATAATTTAGGATGTTTCTTTGTTCAGAACAACGATTGGTCAGATATTGGAAGGCTAATCAAGTCAGACAAAGTCAAAGAGGTAGGTGAGATTAATTACCAGTATTGCCACCAACACCACAACCTTGATACGATCAACAAAAAGCGTGTAGACCTACTCAGGCAAGTATGCAAATAAACTACTCAAGACCAAAGTTAACCACTTACCAAAAAGCCATCTTAGATAGTGAGGCACGTTACACGATAACGGCTGCATCTACTAAGACGGGTAAAACGGCAAGTCATATCATTTGGTTGTTTGAGCAGAGTCTAAGTTTGAAAGAGAATCAATCGGTCTGGTGGGTTGCTCCTGTGTACCAACAAGCGGAGATTGCATTCAGACGTATGAAGGCACAGGTCACAGAGAAAAACTTCTTTGTGTCTAATGAGAGCAAGTTGACACTAATCACACCAGTAGGCTCACGGATAGAGTTTAAATCGGCAGAGAAACCTGATAACCTTTATGGTGATGATGTATATGCAGCAGTCTTTGATGAGGCAAGTAGAGCAAGAGAGGACAGTTGGTTTGCTCTACGTTCAACCCTAACGGCAACACAAGGCAAATGCAAACTAATAGGAAACGTCAAGGGGAAAAAGAATTGGTTTTATAAATTAGGAGAAAGGGCGAAGGCAGGTGATCCGAATATGGAGTATTTCAAAATCACGGCTTACGATGCGGCAGATGAAGGCATCATTGAACGGGAGGAGATAGAACAAGCCAAACGTGATCTACCTGAGTATGTATTTCGTGAGCTATACCTTGCTGAACCTGCTGACGATAATTCTAACCCGTTCGGGCATGAGAACATCAACGCTTGTATTCAACAGAGTACCGGTACACCCACAGCCTACGGAATTGACCTTGCCAAGTACACTGACTGGACAGTCATCATAGGACTGAACGAAAAGGGTGAGGTGGTTCACTTTGATAGATTCCAAGCAGATTGGTCACAGACACTTCAGAAGATAACAGCAACCATAGGGAATACACCTGCGTTTGTGGATAGCACCGGTGTTGGTGATCCTATCGTGGAGCAACTTCAAAGGCAGCATCCAAGAATCAAAGGCTTTAAATTCACAAGCCAATCAAAGCAGCAACTGATTGAAGGCTTAGTAGTAGCAGTACAAGGGCAGCAAGTTAAATTTCCTGAGGGTGTGATTGCGGATGAAATGCGTAACTTTGAATATGAATACACAAGAACAGGAGTGAGATATACAGCACCACAAGGACTACATGATGACTGCGTGATGAGTCTTGCTCTTGCCAATGATTGCAAACAACACAACAAACCAGGATTATTCTACTATGCTTAAATGGAAAGATATTACAATAGGAATGCTCCAAGAGATTGGAGAGCTTCCTGATGACCTTAACCCGATAGAGAAAACAGCTCACACGGTGGCGATAATTAAAGGGCTGCCATACGAGGAA